TGCAATGACTATAGATGAGTTCTTTGATCACTATGAAAAAATATCTTTATCAGAACCTGAATTATTAAAAATAAATGTAGAGGAAGAAAAAGAAAATAATTTACTACAAGGTGCTCCACCTTGTTTAAGAATGTTGGCTAAAGAAGGAATACCAAATGGATCTAGAAATAATGCAATGTATAATTTTGGTGTTTATGTTAAAAAAAGATTTCCTGATAGTTGGGACACAAAAATATTTAATTATAATGAAAAGTTTTGTGAGCCACCATTAGATAAAAAAGAAATAGATACTTTAATAAAATCCATAGATGGTAAAGATTATCAATACAAATGTAAAGACGAACCTATTGCATCTTTCTGTAATTCTAAATTATGTATGAAACAAGAGTTTGGTGTAGGTGATGATTTTACTCCAGGTTTAGAAATAAAAGAAATACAAAAGTATACATCTAATCCACCAATTTTTTACGTAACGATAGGTGAGGATATGGTTGAAGTAAGCGCAGCAGATTTACATGAACCTGATAAGTTTTCATTAAAATGTATGGAACAAATAAATCAAGCTATGTTACCTGTAGCTAAATTAGTTTGGCGAAAACAAATAAATAAATTATTACAAACTGCTATACCAATAGAAGCACCAGAATCTATTAAGACAGATGTACAGTTAAAAGAATTACTAACTGAGTATGTATCTAGAGTACCTGGCAAGAAGAAAGAAGATATTAGAAGAGGTGTATCCTTTAGTGAAAATGGTAAGACCTATTTTAAATTTAAAAGTTTTTGGAACTTCTTAGCAAGAAGTAAATCTTGGAATGTTAAATATGAAACAACTATGAGAATGTTAGAGACTTTGTTTAATGCAAAAGAAACTACATCAACATTAGATGGTAAAAGCACACGACATCTTATGATAGATCAGGTTGATATTGATAGACCGATTGTAAGAAAAGATAAGATGAAGGAGGCACCATTTGCATAGAGTCATTATACCTGGACCTCCAGGAACTGGTAAGACACACAAACTTACAGAATATTTAGAGAAAGAATTAAAAGAATACAAAACAGATCCACAAAGGATTGTCTACATTTCATTTAGTAATGCTGCAGCTGAAGAAGCACAAAGAAGAATATCAGATAAGTTATATCATGTAGGTACAATGCATTCTTTAGGTAGTAAAGAATTAGGTATTAGAACTAATTTACAATTATTAAAAGGAAATAAATGGAAAGGTTTTAAAAACTTTTCTCTAATCTGTAGAGATTTATCTTTTGAATCTAGAACTAATGAATTTGGTTTTGTTGAATATACAAACCCACATATGAAAATTATTGAGTATGCAAGATCTCGTAAGTTAGATGTACAAGAAGCATCTATACAATTAGATTTATATCAAACAGTTGAAACAAGTTTGACTGAACAAATAGAACAAGATTTAAAAACATACAAAGGTTCAACAGGTATGGTTGAATACTACGATATGATTTCACAGTTTGTCGAGAAGAAAAAATGCCCTCTTCTTGATGTTGTGTTTCTTGACGAAGCACAAGATCTAAGTCCTCTGCAATGGGATATGTTTTTTTACATAGAGAGTTGCTGCAAACGCTCTTACATTGCAGGGGATGACGATCAAACTATTTATACATTTCAAGGCGCTGACCCTAGTATCTTTATTAATTTAAAAGGTACAATGGACCCACAAATACAATCGAGAAGAGTTCCTAGAAAAATACACAGATTAGCAGAATCTATATTTCCATACATGTCTCAAAGATTAGATAAACAATGGCAAGCTAGAGATGCGGAAGGAAACATTTATGAAGATATGAATTTAGAAGATTTAGATTTTAGTACTGGCCAATGGATGATTATCGCTAGAACTAATAAAATGTTAGAACCTATTATGGAATATCTTTATAGACTTAATTTAAGATTTGATTCTAAAATACAAAAATTATTACCATCAGATATGTTAAATGCATATAGAGTTTGGGACAGATTAAATAAAGGTGCAAAGGTAAGTAAGGACGATGTTAAAGATTTATGGACTTATCTTAGTACCGAGAAGCACGTGGCGAGAGGCTTTAAGGATGAAAAGAAACTAGAACCTATTGTCTCGGTTGATATGGAAGAACTTAGAGAACAATACGGGTTGCGAGCGACGGGGAGCTGGGAGCATTTAAATTTTCCAGAACAAAGTAAGATTTATATAAAGAATTTATTAGAATCAGGTGATGATCTAATGAAGAAAGCAAGAATAAAAGTATCTACAATTCACAGTGTGAAAGGAGAGGAATCAATGAATGTTGTTTTATATACAGATATAGAAAGAATCATATATGAATCAGCTTTAAAAGATCCAGATCCAGAACATAGAACGTTCTTTGTAGGTGTAACAAGAGCAAAAGAAAATCTATTTCTAATGCAACCAACGTCAGAATATCAATATAACATAGGAGGACCAATAGTATGATATCACAAGAAGACTTTGATAAAGCTTTTCCGCAAGATAAGCAGATAGGAGGGAGTCATTATAAATCGTTTCACATTCAGCCATACGAGTTTATTTCAAAAAATAATCTTTCGTTCTTTCAGGGGAACGTTGTGAAATACGTTTGTAGATACTTGAATAAAAATGGAGTAGAAGATTTAGAAAAAATAATTCACTATTGTGAACTAGAGATAAAAAAGATAAAAGATATGAGAAGGAAGAAATGAAATATAAATGTGTTAAATGTAAAAAAAGAAATATGGCATTCAACTGCGCATTTATGTGTAAAAAATGTTATAAAAAAACAAATGTATAAACTTTGTTTGATAGACATAACGTTGATTATGGCAATTTGTTTAGCATATTATATAATAGGCGTATGAGAGAAAAAGGAAGAAAATGGGACGGTAGGTCCAGAATAGCTACAGAAGAATATAAAAATAACTACGACGAAATATTTAAAAAGGAGAAAACAGATGAAACAACCGAAGATAAGAAGCAGGATTCTGAAGATAACAGACAAGATAACTAGTTGGCATCATAAAGCATTTACTTATGTAGCTAATAAATCAAAGACAAGTGTTTGGTTTACATTCTTATTATTGTTTTTAGCTTTATATGAAATCTTTGAACATTTTATTATACCAGCCATTCTAATTTGGTGGAGTTTAAAATAATGATATTTGAAGCACAGAAAGAATGGAATTGTCCAGAAGAGTTTCCAGATTTAAGTAAATATAAATACGTAGCAATCGACTTAGAAACTAAAGATCCAGATTTAAAATCTAAAGGTTCTGGTGCTATTCAAGGTCACGGAGAGATTGTAGGTATTGCTGTAGCTGTAGATGGTTGGTCAGGTTATTATCCAATAGCACATGAAGGTGGTGGTAATTTAGATAAAAGAATTGTTTTAGAATGGTTTAAAAAAGTTTGTGCAGCAGACAATATAAAAATATTTCACAATGCAATGTATGATGTCTGTTGGATTAGATCATATGGTATAAAAATTAATGGTCACATTATGGATACTATGTTGATGGCATCTTTAATTGATGAAAACAGATTGTGGTACACATTAAATAGTATTTCGTTTGATTACTTAGGCCAAGTAAAAGACGAAAAAGCGTTGAAAGAAGCGGCTGATTCGTGGGGCATCGATGCCAAAAAAGAAATGTATAAACTACCTGCAATGTATGTAGGTAACTATGCAGAGAAAGATGCTGAACTTACATTAGATTTATTTAAAATGTTATCAGCAGAAATTAGAAAACAAAATTTAATAGAAATATTTAATTTAGAAACTCAATTGTTTCCTTGTTTGATTGATATGAAATTTAAGGGTGTTCGAGTAGATGTCGAACGAGCCCATCAGCTAAAGAAAAAATTAAGTACAGAAGAAAACCATTTACTGCAAGAAGTAAAAAAAGATACAGGAATAGAAGTTGAAATATGGGCAGCACGAAGTATCGCCAAGGTGTTTGACAAGCTTTCCTTACCCTACGAACTGACCGAGAAATCCAAGTTACCTTCATTTACAAAAAATTTCCTTTCAAATCATCAACATCCATTAATTAAAAATATAGCAAAAGCAAGAGAGATAAACAAGGCGCATACAACCTTTATAGATACTATATTAAAACATCAACA